GGTTGAGGAAACTTTAAATAATGCTCTAACTGAATTATGAACACAGAAGAAGCTTTGCGTCTTTCGCAGCGTTTTCCAGAGGATAAAACTGTTCCAAAAAAGATTGCTAAAGCAATTAAGGAAAGTTCTGGAGAAGAAAAATACAACCTACAACGTATTGCGGAGGGCTTAATTGTTGACGCAATCACACCAGACGATATAAAACTTGTAGACAAGTATCTTTTTAATTAAATGCCCCTTTCTATGTATAAAAAAAAAGGTAAAAAGAAAAAGAAAGGCAAAAAGAAATAATCTTGATAAGATAAAGATTAACCTAACGGGTTTTTATGTCAGACGAATTGAATCAGGAGGTAACGCCTTCTGAATCTTCAAGTAACGAAGAATTAGAACAGCTTAAAAAAAGCGTTGAAAATCTAGAAAAGAAAAATCTAGAGTTAATTCTAAAAATGAAAAAGAAGGAGCTTGTTGATGTTCCTCCTGATTATGAATCTTTAAAAGAATTTAAGTTAAACGCTGAACAATCAAAGCTGGAGCAAGAAGGAAAATATGGAGAAGCAAAACAAGCATTAGAGCAACAATACAGAGACAAATCAGCAGCAGATAGAAAAAGGATTGAAGAGTTAGAAGCAAAATCTAGAGAATTGGAATTAATTTCTCCTGCTGTTCAAGCGTTGGGTGAAATTGTCCATGATCCAACTTTGGTGTTAAATAATTTTCTACCAAAAGACAAAATTGAAGTTGATAATGGTGTTCCTGTTGTTGTTGATGGATATGAAAGAACGCCTGTTAATGAGTGGGCTAAAAAAAATGTTCCTGATTACATTTTAAAGCAACCAAAACCACAAGGCGGCGGTGCTCCTGCTGGCAGAGCTAGCGGAAATGAGCTTCCTTCAGGTTCTAAAAATCCATTTGAGCCTGATAGTTTTAATATTACGGAGCAGATGAGGCTATATAGAACTGACAAAGATTTATATGATCGTTTGAAAAACTCAGTTAGACGCTAATATATCTGCATAAGGCAGAGTTACGCCGAGCCTGATGGGTAACGCCCATATCGTAAAACCAATTTTTAGGTAATTTTTATGGCGACTAAAAGGTCGGACATAATCATTCCTGAGGTCTTTACGCCATACGTTTCTGAACAGACAACTCTGCGTGATGCCTTTTTGGCTAGCGGTGTGGTTCAGCCTATGGCGGAATTAAATGCGACCGAAGGCGGTGATTTTGTTAATATCCCCAACTGGAAAGCTGATCTAGCTGGAGATTTTGAAGTTCTTACTGATAGCTCTTCTCTAACACCCGGAAAAATCCAAGCTGACAAACAGATTGGAGTCATTCTTCATAGAGGTCGTGCTTTTGAATCAAGAGATTTAGCTGCTTTAGCTGCTGGTGCTGATCCAATGGCTGCGATTGGTGCAAAGATTGGTGCTTACATAGCAAACCAAAGACAGAAAGATTTACTTTCTTGCTTAAGTGGTGCTTTTGGAAGCATTAATGCAAACACAAATGCTTCTGCATTGTTTGACCTTTGCATTGACTCTGCTGCTGCTGATACACCAACAACTCTTAGCCCTAAGCATGTTGCTAAAGCCAAGGCAATTCTTGGTGATGCTGGTGAAAAAATTTCAACAGTATGTATGCACTCAGCCGTTTTCTATGATCTTGTTGAACGCAAGATGATCGATTATGTAACTGCTGCTGAGTCAAGACAAACAGCTTTAGGTACTGCCGAGGATGCTTTTGGTGGTTCTGTAGCTGCTGCTTATGGTGGTAATTCTTCAGTTCCTACTTATTGCGGATTGAGAGTTCTTGTTTCAGATGATGTTCCTACTATTGGAGCTGCTGGAGCAACAGAATACTCAACATTCTTCTTTACCCCAGGTGCTGTTGGAAGTGGCGAGCAAGCTGGAATCAACACTGAGACAGACAGAGACATTCTTGCTAAGTCTGACGCTTTAAGTGTTGACCTTCACTATTGCTACCACCCAATTGGTATCAAGTGGGCAACTACAGATGTAAACCCAACTCGTGCTCAGTTAGAAACTGTTGCGAAATGGTCGAAGGTTTACCAGACAAAAAATATTGGAATCGTGAGAGCGACCAATGTTTCAAATCAGGATTAGAGGTAAAAACTAATGCCATCACAATTTGAAGCAACTGCTGGTTTAGCCATTGGAACTACTTCTGGTGGAACTGTTACCCAAGCAACAAACAAAGCAACAGGCGTTACTCTAAATACAGAGTCAGGCCAAATAACCATGAACGCCGCCGCTTTAGGTGACGGTGCTTATGTCACTTTTGCTGTAACTAATGACCGTGTTTCTGCAACTGACGTTGTAAACGTGGGACATGGTTCTGGTGGAACTGCTGGCGGTTATGTAGTAGTTAATTCTGCTGTCGCTGCTGGATCTTTTAAAGTTACTGTCGGAAATGTTTCTGGTGGTTCTTTGAGTCAAGCGATTGTAGTTAACTTTGCTGTGCAAAAAGGCGCATCTAGCTAAGGGGAATGTTCGCATTTAGGCGAATGAAGGAAAGGGAGGCTGCCGAACAGGTGGCCTCTATTCCTGTTAAAACTCCAACACCAAAAAGAAAGCGTAAACCTAAAGCAACTACTGATGGCAATAGCGATTCATCACACGGCGGGAGCAGCAAACGCAAATAGTTACATCTCACTAACAGAAGCAAATGAACTTATTGAAGGTTTAGTTGCTGATGATGATGTGATTGCTTGGGAGGCTGGCTCAACAAGTGACGATTATAGAAATCGTGCTTTATATACAGCAGCACAAAGAATTGACCGAGAAAGATTTTTAGGTGCTAGGGCAACAGATACACAATCAATGCAATGGCCTAGAACTGGAGTAAGAAAGCCTGATACTTATATCAATACTTATTCAGTTGGTTTTCCTTTTCGTATAACAACAGATTATTTTACAGACACAGAAATACCTGACCAAATAAAAAAAGCACAGGTTATTTTAGCTGCTTATTTGAACAACAATAAAGACGGTCTTGGACTTAGTGGATTAGAGGATTATAAAAACATCAAGGTTGGATCTTTGGATGCAACTCCTAACTTTTACGGTGCTGTTGGTGCTGATCGTGTACCGCCAATGTTTGAAAGATACTTTACAGGCATTAGAATTAGTGGACCAGGTAACATTGCAGTCAAACGGAGCTAACTATGGGAATGATTTATCCAGCAGCAGACATCCTTACAGACACAAATGCACACACAGGAAGGTTTGGAAAGATTCACGCTCTTGAAGATTCTGTAATGACAGTTGTTAGTACAAACGTCACAAAGAACGGAACTACAACACTTGCTTCAGTTGCTATTAAGCATGGGAGCGAAGTAGAAGGAATTTTCACAAGTATTACTTTGGCTAGTGGAAGCGTTGTTGCATATCTTGTTTAATGCCGATAAAACCAAAAGCATTTAGAAAAGCCACAAGCAAAGTTCTTAAAGCTGCTGGTGGAAATGTTACTGTTCGTAAAGTTACGGCGGCTGCATATAACACGACTACAGGAACAGTTGGAGAGGCAACAGCAGATACAACTATTAAGGGGCAAGTTTCAAATGTTGTAGCGAGACAGGTTGATGATTTAGTAAAAGCAACTGATAAGCGTTTGTTAATTGCTGCTATTGATTTGGATTACACTCCAACGGTTTCAGATCGTGTTGTGATTAGTTCTAAAGTCCATCAAATTATTAGAGTCGAAACAACAGAACAAGCTAATACTGCAATTAGCTATGAACTAATTCTGAGGTTGTAATGGCTGCTAAATGGAAAGGCCCAAAGCCTGAAAAATTTGCATTTGTGATTGAGCAAAGAATGAACGCTTTGCTTAGTCAGGCTGTTTTACATACAGACAGTATGTTGAAACAAGAAAGCCCTGTAGATAAAGGACGGTTCCAAAATAGCTGGCAAATAGGTGAAAACGGTACAGGAGAATATGACGGAGGGGAAGGTCTAGGCGAAGCACCTCCTGTTGGAATGAATTACAACGTAGGAAATGAAAAAATTGGAAATTCTTATACAATCCATAACTCGCTTCCTTATGCAGAAGCGTTAGCAGCAGGACACAGCAAACAAGCCCCTGCTGGATGGGTTCAACAAATTGCAAAAGACATGCAAGGTTGGATTCAAATCAATGCAAAACGAATTGGTAAGGACAGCGTATGAGCAGCACTTTTAACGATGTTAGAGCAGCCATAGAAGGACGTATTGCCACAGAAATGGCTCTTGCTCCTGCTTATCCTGTAGCGTTTCAAAACGCCCCTTTCACTCCACCAAACAACACCCCTTGGGTGCAAGTTTTTCTTAGATTTGGAACTAATAGCTATGCAACATTACGACCCCCAACCACAGGAGAATCGTTTAACCGTCAAACAGGCACTTTGGTTATTAATATATTTAGTCCTGTTGGTGTTGGGGCAGGTGCAAACCTAACAATTGGAGAACGTATAAAAGATAAGTTTGACAGAGCAAAGTTCAGCAGTATTATTTTTGATCCTTGTTCAGGATTAGCTACAATACAACCAGCAGAGCAAGAAGCGTTCTATCAAACGCAATTCTCAGCTACATTTGACGCATACTTAGACTAAACCCAATCCAATGGCTGTTACTGTTTTATCAGGTACGTCTGGAGCCTTGTACTACAAACCTGCTGGTACTACAGGAACTTTCAGCCCTACCGATGTCACCATAGGCACTGAAACTATGGTTGTTCAAGCTTACTTAAATTTAAAAGTAGGTGATCCCGTTAAGTTTAAAGTTGTTGATTCTTCTACAGGTGGAGCTGGCACAGGAACGTTACCTGCTGGATTAACTGCTGGAACTACTTATTACGTTAAAACTTATACAGCAAGCACTGGAGCAATGACTGTTTCAGCTACTAATGGAGGTTCTGCTGTAAACATAACTGATACAGGAACAGCCGCAGCTCCTAATGAATTTGAAGTTTATTACAACGACTACGCTTCAGTGGGTCAAGTTCAATCTTGGTCTTTTGAAGTGACAAGAAGTGAAATTGACGTAACAACAATTGGTCAAACAGTTGGTCAGTACGCACCATTTAAAACTTACATTTCTGGTTTTGCTGATGGAACTGGAAGTGCAAGTGTTTACGTTACTGACGAAGATGCTGCTTTATCCAACAGGCTTGTAGAAGATGTT